GTTTCCCAGTCACGATCGTTCTCTAAATTGTACAGTAAATTGAATATCTCTACCACTTTGGCCGGTTGGTCTACCATAGCACCTCCAAATGGCATTGATCCCTTCTTGTACATCTGGAACATACTCCAAACAGACGAAAAAACAGGCATATAATAGTTACCAAGACATTTCTTGAATCCGATATCATCAATAGTGTATCTCGGCTTTTCAGAGACATCCCAACAACCCTTTATCTTACGTATTTTCTCAATCATATGATCCGGCCTCTTCTGATTTAGGCACTTATGACAAGACCACTGGTCATCTGTCATCGCGTAGAAGCTAGCACTCAACCGTGCTCTCTCATTCCAAGTCAGTGAGGATATTGTATCGATATAAATGTAAATTAAGTCCCAAAACGGGGAGATAGAGATTACTTTTTTTTACTGATAGGACTCTTTGGCATAACAAGCTCGACACCTTCAATCTTATTAATCTCCTCATTAACACCATTGATGAGCTGGCTACACGCCACCATCATCTTGGGTCCAATAGGGAGATTTAATAAGTCTGAAGCACAGTCATCTGTCAGGACATCCTGATCGCCGTCTTTCTCGTAAGTCACCTGATAGTTTGAGCCATCTTGCAGCTTTACACCCTCAATCGACTTGACTGAGTATTTTACGGCCAGAAAGGTTTGCTTGATTGCATTTGGAGTCATTTCCCCTGCACTCATGTCGTAGCAGGAAGTAATCTTCATCTTTTGATCGAAAGTCAAAGGGGACACCTCTAAAGTGACCCCTTCTATGTTGACCTTCAAACGATCCGTCGTTTTGTAGAGTACTAGCACAACCTATCCTTAGATTAGTCCTAAGAAGATATCCGTGGAGTCACCTGTCGTGCCTCCTGTCGCCTGAAAGCTTATCGCATCGACCAGGACGCCGTCAACATCTTCTACCGGCTTGGCAGTGATAATGCATGCGGGTAGATAGATTCCAATTGCACTTCCGAGATCAATTTCACCGCTAACAGAGCTAGGATTGTAAGCAGTAATAAATAGAGCAAACTCAGTATTGTTCTCGAAGTTGGTGAATTGAGAGACACTTGTATCGTCCTTATATAGGTTGAATGAACCAGTGATCTCCCGGCGCACCATATTCCCTGCCAAACGACCAGAGCTTGAACATGGAGATTCAAGGAAACCAAGCTGGTTTGTGACTGTCAAGTTGAAGTTCTGGATATCAATGCTTGTTCCATCCTGGTAGATACAGGCATTTAGAAGAACAGGCGGAACTTCACTGTCATAACTAGGTGTATGAGGAGCAGCTCCATCCACTTCTGTGAAATCCAATCCTTCTAGGTTGAATGCCCAACTTGCCGTCTGGCCAGACAAGAAGTTGTTCAAGCTCATTGAAGAAACTCTCAAACCTAGTCCGGCCTGACGAATCTCATTACCCCAATAGTAACTGAGTGACAATGTTGGATGTCCAGTATCAGCTCCCGAGTACATTTTACTCTTTGAAACGACAACTGAACCTGAGTAAACACCTGAGGAACGTTCAGGAGATACTGTAATCGCAGCTGCACCGCCAGTAGTATCTACAGCGGTGATGACATTCATGTCATGGTCGCCAGACTCTAGAACGATAACAATGTCACCAACTGAGTAATCACCAATATCGGCATCTTCAATTTCTAAGTTAGTTGCTGTATTGCCCACTGCTTTAGTTGTATTCTGAGAAGCAATAGCGTGATCGCTTCCAAGAGCAGCGTGGAGCAGGCTATGAAAATCAGGTTCACCGCCTTCAGTTCCTGATCCTCTCATTTCTACTTCAAGAGAAGCTTCAACAGATCTCTTGCCAAGCCTTGGTGTGGCCATAGCTTTTGATCCACTGATGATATCTCTTACCAGTAGGTCCTTAAGGGGACTCATTGAAAAGTTGGGGAGAACATTCGTGTAGCTAGTGTTTGCGGAAGGTGCTACATATGTTCCCTCAGTTGATTCTTCTTCCAGCCCGATAATAGAATCGGAGCGAGTGATGTTAATTGCCATTATAACCCTCCGTGAGTTAAATAAATTCCGTTTATGACAAGTATTTAATCAATCGATTGTCTATATTTGATTATAACTGATCCTCGTAATACTACTAGTCGATTGTCCTCTAGGTATTCTGGCTCTTCGACCGTAGGTCCATCAATCAACATGATGACGTTAGTTAGCCCAAGCTTTTGTAGATGCATTACTTGGAATATCTCATCCATTTGGTCATATAAATCTTCCCTGACCGTTCTAAGATCTGAATCATCTTGTCGGATATCCGCCCTTTGAGTCAGTATAATCTCAAAGCGATGGTCAAGAGTATAAAAACGATTAATGGTCGTCTCAGTTGTATCAGCTTCTCGAGGAAGAAAGCCATATCGCTTGTCATTCGTTCTAAAGTTGTTTCTATCAAGATCAACCTCGAAGTCTAATTCTGAATAAGTAGCGCCTAATGTAGTTGATATCTGAGACTTAGCGGCGCTGACTATTTGACTTACAATATTCGCCATTATCTCCTCACCAATTTACCTGTCCATGAATGTTCTTTTTCATCATTCGACTCAAATCCTGAATCATCTGTGTCTAGGCTAATGAAGAACATGTCGATACTTTCTGTGTACATCTTATGGTAAAGCTCTGACTTCATCATGTAGACGTCGCCTGGGTTGTCGCTGATGTTGAGGCATATCTTCGATAAAGCTAAGTGTTTGGCCGCAGTTCTTACTTGATCGAAATCGTGCAGCTCCCACTCAGTAACATCTTTCAATGCTCCTGTTGCATTTGAAACCACAGCTTTGCCATCACGTCTAATCTTTTGGATAATATCTTTCTTAACCGCTTGGTGTGTAAGTATAAAGCTAGATTCTCCGCTTGGTAGGTAGTTAGACACTTCAAAGAATTCCTCCTTGAGATCATTATCATCAGCAAACACAAGGTTGATCCCTTGTACTGCTGTAGTGTTTAGAAAGTCAGATCCTGGGCGTAGTCGGATGTAGTATTTAGTGATGGAGTTGATGGCCGTATCATCCCAGTCATCAGGCTTATCCCACTTGATGAACCCAGACCTTTGCATAGCATCCGAATCATCTGATTGAAGAGTGAGTGCTGTCCAAGATGTTCCGTTGTAGTATTCGACTGTACTAAAGGTTGTATCAGTGGTGTTTACTGTACTCATCTCAACATATACAGCATTGAATGGCTTGTAACGGCCTAGATAAAGGTAATCTTCCGCCGCAACTAGGTCTAATGTGAATGAATCACGACTATAATCGAATGCCTGTTCGGTGTAATTGGCAAAAACCGAGTTATTATCGTGTAAGACTGTTAATTTCTCTAGGAAACTCATCTTTATCGCCTTTTCTTGTCTAATTCACCCGATTTCTTTAACTCAACTCTCAACTCTTCTTTGGATCGAGCTTTGCCAGCACCAAATCCACGAGGCTTCTTTCTCTCTACTCTCCGCCTAACCTTCACAGACTTCATTTCTTTGACGTATTCGATATATTCAACCTCTTTCTGATTACCTTCTTCGTCCTGAACCATCTTTTTTTTCTTCTCAGGGACGTCTACTTCTTTAATCTCGTCATACTCGCCATCCTCTTCGGCCCAAAACTTTACAATTGCTTTGTCACCACTTTCAAGAACACGCGGTTTAAATACATCGACCTCTTTGCTAGCAGCTTCTTCAACTGCTTTGGCCAAGGGATAGTCAACAATCATATATTTCCATGCCATGTTTATCTCCTAGATGAATGGCGAATCGTTTTCAATGTTAGCAGCGTCGGTCATGTTCTGACAGGTACCATCTTGCTGACCCATACTATCTCTAAACTGAGAAGCCCCAGTTCGCTCCCCTAGATTACCAAAACCAAAATAAGATACAGGATTGGCCGTTATTGCGCTTCTAAAGTCAATAAAGTTCCTATTGTTGTACAGTGCGCTTACATCCGAAGAACTTAAAGCGCTGTCATATAGGGCCATAACTGTAACATTTGCATCGATAGAGTTTACACCCTGAAGTGCACAGATCTCCAACGCAGAAGATGTACCGCCAGTTGGATCGTTAGTATATGTTAGAGTTTCAGATGCGGTATCAACGTAAATCTCATATTCATTGGCAGTTGTGTCCCTTACTACAGCAACAAAGTGCCACTGATCAGGAGTTAACTTAACCGTACTTGTCGTGTCCGCCTCGTTTAAGCCTGCACCATATTCATGGGTAAAACCCAAGTAATGGTTACTTGATGCATCCGTTTCAACCCAAAGGTTAATCAGTGTATTTGTTGCTTCAGTCTCACCGGCAGATGTTACGGTAAAATAGGTACTTTCACCAGATGACGGTCCTAAATCAGCAACTTTTATCCATCCAGCAAAAGAGAAATCACCAGTTATTTGATGGTCAGAGTCTGCTGAGAAAGTAACCCTCTCATTAGTCACACCATCATTAAATCTCATGGATTTTTTATAAATAGGTGTATCAAAAAAGGGGCTCTCAGTTTGGATATTTTGAACATCCGCCATGCTTGTGCCGGAACCATTTGACCCTGCAGATCCCATGTCTAATAACTCTGAAGATCCAGTTCCATCTCCGTTATTTCCAAACGCATAATAACTTAATGGGTGAGCGGTAACAGCACCCCTCCAATCAATGAAGTTTCCATTATTATAAAGGGCCGATATTTCTGCGGCTGTAAGCTCGCTATCCCACATAGCAAGTTGGGCTATATTGCCTTTAAAATAAACAGCATTAATCTCTGCTGCAAGATATGGCGTACCACTAGTCCCACCAGTAGGCGCAGCACTGAAGCTTACTGCCTCTCCTGATCCATCGTTAATGTAAAACGTATATTCAAGATCAGAGACATCGCGAGTTATCGCAACCATTGTCCAGGTGTTATTTGGAACCGCCTGAGTTGAGGCAACAGAATCGTTGACTCCGGCCCCGCTTTCATGAAACGCTCCTAGTAGAGAGTTGGTGGTGTTGTCGTTAATTCGATACTCCCAAAGAAAGTTTGTGGCCTCTGTCTCTCCGCCAACCCCATGAGCGGCCAATACACCAGTATGATTCTCTGATGTTTTTATCCAGGCAACAAAACTCATGTCCCCGGTTACTTCTAAATCACTTAGTGCTGATAAGGTGAATCTTTCATCTTTCCCGTTAAAAGACATGCTGGCCGAGTGACCAATATTCTCAATAAACGGAGAGTCGACAACGATGTTTCCGGCCGCCATATTGGCAGCAGTCCCTGGGTCGCTTGTACCTGTCAGATCTAGATACTCGCTAGAGCCAGTTCCTTCTGAGGTGTTGCCGAAGGTTGAATAATGAACCAGACCATCACCTATCTCTCTAAAGTCAAAATACTGACGATTGTTGTAAAGCCTTTCTGCTTCTTCATCAGTTACCATCCGATTCCATACACCTAGATTGGCGAAGCTTCCTTCAAAGTAATTACTAGCTGTAGAGACATCATAGCCAATATGAAGTGCACCAGAAGATCCTCCTGAGGCATTGGTCGAGTATGAGGTGGTGCTGCTAACACCATTCATTATAAATTCGATTTGAGTGGATGCTGAGTTTCTTCTAATAACAGCAAAAGTCCAAACATCAGGAACTAACACATGTCCGGTATTATTTATCGATATGTTGGATCCACTGCTATGTTCATGGAACCAGCTAAATCTATCTACGCCTGCCACCTGAGTGAGGGATAGCTGGTAAATAACGTTTGTTGCTTCAGTCTCACCCCCGGTTCCATGAATAACCATAGAATCTTTTCCGGCCGACAAATCCCCAGTATATTTAAACCAGCAAGCAATGGTTAAATCACCAGTTATTTGGTGATCGGCATCTGTTGAAAATGATATCTTTTCATTTGTTCCATCAAACGTCATCGATTTATCAATACCAGACTGATAAACAACCGGAACATCTGCCACGATGTTACCTGCTGCCATGTTTTGTGCAGAACCATTCGCCCCGTTATATCCAGCGTAACTAGTGAACTCCGAAGCGCTAGTAGTCTCTCCTGCTGAACCAAATGCCCAAGCATCAATCAACCCTGATCCGATTATGCTGAATGGAAGTCTCCCTTTTTGCCCGTATCTAGATTGTGAGTACATCTTTGCCACTTCACCGTCTGTTAAATAGCGATCCTAATACCCGATCTCAGCAATGTTGCCTGTAAAAAAGGATGTCCTGCCGATTGAAAATGTACCCGACGTACCGCCCGTAGCAGAGTTTGTGTATGTCTCTGTTTCTGTGGACCCATCTGCAAAGCTAAATACGTATTGCTTGTTCGTATCATCTCTTCTTAAGACAAGAAGCTGCCACTCACCATCGTTAACAGTGGCCGTAGTTGCTAGATTTTCGTTGTTGCCGGCCCCATACTCATGTGCTGAAGTTTGCGTACCAGTAGCGCCTAGACCCCAAATAATAAGGGCGTTAGTTGCCTCTGTTTCACCGGATGCACTAACATCAACAATGTTCATTACTGAACCCAGGGTGGGCTTAACCCAGGCCGCAAAGGTGATATCGCCTGTTTGCTGGTGGTCGGTATCCAAAGAAAAACTTATAGATTCATTAACGCCATCAAACGTAAATGAATTAGTGTGCCAGGGGATTACATTTTCTGGATACTGCCTAACAAACCCTGGGCCGCCAGAAACTATCGATACATGCAAATCATTCCCTGAGTGGTCTCTAACTTCGCTGGACTCATTAGGTTTGTCTTTACCATCGCCAAACAACCAAAGACCTTGTAATCCAGATTTGTGAAAACGGATATCACCCCTAGATTCTTTGGCCATTTGAGATATTTCATATTCACTTAAAGCTCTATCCCAAATAGCAAGCGATGACATCTGGCCTTGGAATCCAGCACTAGTAGATTGATCTGCTTGACCTATTGTTAGTTCAGAAAAAATCCCATTAGTCGGAGCAGTGGAGTAGCTAGATGAACCAGAGTACACCCCATTGATGTACAGACTATACTCGGTATTAGTGGTGTCCCTCACGATAACCATGTCAACCCATTTACCCCAAGGGATAACCGCACTAAACAGGCTTGTGCTATCAGCAGCAGCTGCACCTTCGTGATATACAGCGGGACTAAACCCATCAACACTTATTTCATCTAAAAATACCAAATAGAGATTATTAAAGTTCTCTGTCTCGTTGTTTATTGGCCCACCTACGGCAAATAAATCAGTGTTGCCTGAGTAGGTGCCTGGATCTTCGGCCATAAACCTACACCGCAAAGACACATCGCCGGTTATAATGAGCGGCCCTACGCCTTCTGCTGATGTACGAACATATTTATCAGGAGCACTTTGATGGAACTTTACGGCCCATTCATCTTTAAACTCAAGCCAATTGCTCATTATTAATCCTTAGTAGGCGTAATGAAGTCTCAAATTAAGATCTGTAGTGGCCGAATACGTCGGAGTCCCGCGAGATACGATAACTAAATACACACCGGGTGATGATTGGCTAGTATCTTGCCTTAGTGGAACCTCCGCAGGCACATAAGCAACAGAATTGTTTGCAGCCGCTAAGTAATCACCTTTTGAGATTATAACTGCACCCATAAATGACGTCATATTAGAATCACTGACATTAAAAGCATCATTATCGCTGGAAACCGTAGTAACATTGTGATCAAAAAACCAGATTTCGAGATCACTTTCCTGACTGGAAGCATCTACCAAGGTAACACCAACAAGAGTGGCATTATCCTCATTAGGTCCGCCAATGATTCCGTCTGCTTCAAGCACACTATCTATTTGATCGCCATTTGCGTAGGGGCTTGTGTCTACAGTAACAGTAACTTCAGTTGAGCTATGTGCTCCGAGTGCACCCTCAACCCTCAAGGCATTGCTATTTTGATCGAAAGCATAGCGGATGCACTCTTCATGGCTTAAATCTGCTAAAGACATTTCTTTCTCCCATTAAAGAGGAGGGCAGTTTCCTACCCTCCCTTAAATTAAATCAATTAAGTCAAATCAGTGGGCTGATAGTATTCAACCATAATCTGAACAACCCCTGCTGTGGCAGCGGCAACATTAACTGTGAAATCAACAGAGCCATCTTCAGTACTTCCATCTACAGGAAGGATGATCATGTGATCATTTGTTCCGTCCCACAAAAGGGCGGCATCACCAGCAGCTGCACTGTGTACTGAACCAAGAGTCAAAGCAGCTTTGGCGACAGCTGTACCGGAAAAACCGTCAGCATCACTGTTAGATCCCCATTCAGCAGTCAAAGAACCAGCAGATGTAACAGCGGTAGCTACGAAAGCGTAAACATCTTTGATCAAAGCGCCTGTAGGAACAGGTGATTTACCGTCTTTGGCATCTAGGTTATAAGCAGCGGCTGCACCGCCGTCTACACTAAAGTCCCAGTCGTATTCAGCAACTTGGACACCTACATTTTGTAATACACTCATTTCTATCTCCTTACTTTAATAGTTATTAAGAAATCTCAACTACACGCTTGTCATCGAATTGAGAAATTCCATAAAGCATGTCGATATTCAATCTTTGTCCTCTAATTCCTTGTCCACCAAGATCGTAAACTTTAACGTCAAGATCTTGCTGAATAGCAACTTGCATAAAAGAAGGATGAAACAAGAAAGCAACATCGTTAGCAGCAAGAGCAAGGTGGGGCTCAAAGCCAGCTAACTTAGTGGCAAACTTACCACTTCTAGAAGCATCTCCGTCACCAAAGTCCTTGCTATTAAATGCTGTGATATTAAAGAGGTCATTGTACTGCTCAGAACCTAGACACATTTGACGGTTTTCTTGAGGTACTGATTGCTCGTCAAGAAGCTCTTTAGCTTCAAGGATGTCAGCAAGAGCAAGAGTTGTACCAGAATCATAAGCAATCTGATGATCAGGAGCTGAAGCTGAAGGTACAGAAGCAGCAATGATGTCTGTTTCTAGTTTGACCACGATCGTGACTGGGAAAC